ATGCCGGACATGCTCGTAGGCGTAGCCGGCCAGGGTGGAGTTGAAGGTGTCGATGGTCAGCGCAATGCGGGTGCCGCCGGTGCCGAGGAAGCGCCACAAGTGGTTGGCCAGCTGGCCGATGGGCTTCCGGGCGTACTCCTCGCCCATGTCCATGGTGTTGACCGTCCAGCCGGTCATCTGCTCTGGGCCCTGCAGCAACTCGCCCTGGGCCTCCTGCTTGGCGATCCGGCTTAGGTAGTCGACAGAGCTGTTCTCCAGATTGAACAGCGACTGGCCAGCCTTGAACGCATGCCCTGCCACGCGCATGGCATTGGTCAGATTGCCCCAGTACTGCTGGAACATCATCAGCGAGTACATCGACCGCTTCAGCTCGCCCTGCAGGGCAGCGCCCGCTGCTTGCTGCAGCGGCAGCCGGGCCAGGTTCAACAGGCCGTTGGTGACGTTGGTCATGCTGGTGACGCCACTGCTGATCAGGTTGCTGGTGCGCAACATCAGCAGGGCGTTAGGCGTGAAGGACCTGGTGTCGTCGAAGCTGCGCCAGAACTTGGTCCGGGCCTTGCTGTCAGCGGCGATAGACACCAGCGACTGAGCCAGGGCGTCAGCTGCTGCCGCGGCCTTGGGCGTCACCTCACCGCCATTGACGGCGTCGGTTAACTCAGGGTCCAGCTTGTTGGTCAGGGTCTCCTCGATGGGCTTGGCCTGCTCAACCTCCAGCTCAGTTTTGATTTCAGCCTCGACGTCGATCTGCTCGCCAACAGGTGCAGCAACAGGTGACACATCAGGCTGGACGGGCGCCTCTGGAATCTCTGCGTCTTTGACGTTCTGGTTGGGTGGGATGTCGTAGTCCCTGGGTACCTGCATCTCCAGGCCCAGCTGACCCCAGCGACGGGTGACGCGCATGACTGCCTGGTGGGCAGCGCGGCTGGATTCAGCAGCAGTGACCAGTCGGGCCAGGCGCTCGGTTTCGTTGACGCCCTCGAAGTTGGCGCTGTTCAGCCACAGGGCTGCCTCCTGTGCTGCCTCCACCTGCTTCTTGTCAGCGAAGGCCATGGCCCGGTTCAGGGCGCCCTGCTGGTACTCGTCAAAGCCGCGGGTCAGCGACTTGAGGCCGGCCATGATGGCCTCGCCGTCTTCGCCGTGCCGGGTGAACCAATCCTGGTTCATGCGACGCAGGTCTTCCGGGTTGAACACAGGGATGCCGGATTCGGTGGGCCGATCAGGCAGCACCTTTGACATGGCGTTTAGGCCGTCGACCAGGTCCTCCCGCTTGGCGGTGTAGATGGTCCTGCCGGAAGGCGACTGCACCTTCTGGAAGCTGTTGGCCATCAGGTCTTCCATGGTGACGTCGCCGTTCAGCAGGGCCTGACGGTTGACCTCCAGCTGCCGGGCAAAACGACGCACCCAGTCGTCGCTGTTTTCTGGGCCAGGCGGCGGGTCGACGGGCAGCGGGCCGGCGGGCTCTTCACGAGTCAGCCGGAATGACTGCTCCGACAGCAGGCGCTCGTCCCTGGCGTATTCGACCATGGGCTTCAGGCCGGGAACGCCTTGCTTGTCAAGCTCTCGAATCCGGCGGGCCCATTCCTTCTCTTGGTTTTCGGCAACGCCAATAACGTCAAGAACGCTGCCAAGATCTTTGGTCTGCTTCTGCAGTTCACCGGCTTGGGCTTGAGCAAAGATGTCCCGAATAGACGTCCAGCCACGGCCCCTAAAGGCGTTATACAAACGCTCGACATAGTTGAACATGTCGTCAACCAAAGCGATGCCATCAAGAATGGCCTTGCCGGCGCCGCCAATAGCTTTGCCTATTGGATCGTCTGGTTTGATTTCATTGAAGAACTTGATGTCATCCGGTGTGACGCCAAGCATTACGGCGCCAGGCGAAACGCCTTCCCTGGCTGCGTCTGCATAGCTTTCAAATGCTTGCGCAGCCTGCTCAATGGGCCGGTCAGCCCGACCAGCAGCCCGACCCTCTTGGTTCTTTGCGGCAAAATACAGTTTTAGCTTTGCAAACATTGTGTCCATGACCTTGAGCTGAGCCGAGGTCATGCTTCTTAGCTGCAGGACATGAAACGCTTCGTGCGCTGCAACGTTCAATTTATTCTTGGTGTAATCGACAACTGTTGCTTCTTTGAACGGCAGCAACGACATTTCATGAAAGTCGATGACTTCCTTAATTGGATCTCCTTCAATGCTGGATTTGAAGTCAAGGTTGTAGCCACCGCCAATGCGACGCACCTTGCCTTGGGTGCCGTGAGCTTCAGTGCCCTGCTTGAACACCATGCCGTCCGTGAACTTGACGGCGACGTCGTTGCCGGCAATGCGGCGAACCTCGTTGACCATGACGTCCTTGACGGCTGCAGTCACGTCCGGGTCCACGCGGTACGAATCAGGAAGCTCTTCCGGCAAAACCTCGCGGGCCCTGCGCACGGCGTCGGGATCCAGTGGGCTCACCTGTTCCGACGTCAGCTGAGCGCGGGCTTCAGGGACTTCGTAGAACTGCCGATACGCCCTGCCAACTGCCTCTGTGGCCGGCGTCGTGCGACCCATTGCTTTGTCGTTGCGGGCCGCATCCATGTCCAGGCTTGGAATGGCATCGGGATCCAGGATCTGGTTCTTCGCACGAACCAAGGCCAGGGCCTCGTCAATGGACGCAACAGGTTGACGAACGCCAGGCATGCCACTATTCGCCCAGCTGTACAGGCTTTCGGCGGCGACCTGCTCCCTTTCTGGGTTGAACTTCCTGGCCGCCGCCGGAGGAATGTCGATGACAGGCTGGGGTGGTTCGACGGCCGCAGCTGCAGCAGGGCCCATGGGCTGCACTGCCACGCGTGGCTCTGGCGCCGCAGCAGCGCCTTTGAGGCGGTTGATTGCCTCCTGGGCCGTGACAAGGTCCTGCCTGATTGCAGCTTCTTGCTTGGTGAACTTGGCCAGGTTTCGTTTCCAGTCCCGCTGGTTCTTTTGCGCCACTGCAGCGTTGTCACTGGCCTCAGGCCCGGTGGTCTTCAGCCGTTCGATCTGCTCGGTTGTCGCTTGCAGCAGGTCCTGGACCTTGGTCAGCCTGATCTCCGCGGCATCAAGCGGCGTTTGTCCGCGGTAAGGCTTGTACGGATAAGCCCTTTCCAGCTCCTTGATCGCCTCGTCGGAAACCGCAGCAGCCGGAGTTCCCGCACTTGGGACACTCGGCGCGGCAGCGGGTGCCCCAAGTGGAAGCTGGGGTCCGTTGATCTCCTCGTCGATGGCGCTGCGCAAGGCATCCAGGTTGTCCTCGACCGCCTTCTTGACGGCCTTGCCACCCTTGACCTGTTCAACCATCTGGTCCAGCAGGGTCCGCACGGGACCGACGTAGCCAGTCACCTGGTTGAAGACGGCCGCGGCCTGGGCCGCCTGGTCTCTAGCGGTCTGACTGCCGGCGACGTCGATCACATTGCCAGCTGCTTCCAGGATCGACTTGCGGCCAGCCCTTGCGGCTGACGTCAAGGCGATCATTTCTTCACGCAGCAGGCGGTAGGCCTCGGCCCGCACATCAGCCCGCACACTGAAGTCGCTGGTCTTGCTGGCCCACTCCTCCATGCCCGGCAGGGTGCCGTCGGCTGGCATTTCGGTCTGGGCAAACTTGGCCTCCTGCATGGCCTGCAGGATCTTTTCGGCCGACCACTTGCCTTTGGCAGCAGCAGCAGCGACGTCACGAATGACCGTTTCGTCCAGGGGCTCGCTGCCCAGGGCCACGGCCTTGGCCATGTCCAGCTTGCCGGTGACGCCGCGGTCGAACAGCTCCTGGGGCAAGCGGCTCAGTGGGATGGCCTTCTCTGCAACAGGGCCGCGGACATTGATGTTCCGCTGCCGCAATTGCTCGATGCCCATGCCCATGTCGCGCATGATCTTGGCGGCATCCCAGGGGGTGCCCATGCCTTCGGCCATGTTTTCCATGGCGCCAATGGCCCGGGCCTGCTCAGCCGTAGGAGCCTCGATCTCCCAGGTCAGGATGGACTCCCGGCCAGAACGACGGGCCAGATCCAAGCGGTTGTGGCCGTTGACCACATACAGCTGGCCGTTGGCCGGGTCACGCCAGACGCTGATGATCTTGCCGAACAGCGGGTCGTACTCGGCCGCCTCCTTCAAAGAGCCAGACACGCCCGTCTTGCTCAGCCGACCCTCAGCCTTGAACTGGAACCGCTGGGGGTCGGTGGCGATGTCAGCCACCCGGTTTTCCCGCACTTGGGAATAGGACGGCAGCTCAGTGCCACGAGCCTCCGGTGCAACTGGGCCAGCGACGTCAGGCACGGTGTTGGCCGCCCTGGCCATTGCCACCTCCAGGTCGTCGAACGACTGGGTGTAATCGGCCTCCGCCTTGGCCACCTCGTCCCCGGGATCAGGTAGGCCCTGCTGGATCTCGACGCCCTTTTTCTCCCACATGGGAGTGCGGCGCATTTCCAGGTAGGTCTCAGTGACTTCAACTGCCTTAGCCTTGCCTTTCGGCTGAGGAGCTGGACCAGCTGCTGCTTCTGGGGTGGGAGTAACGGGGGGTTCAGCTTGCTTAGCCGTCGCATCGACCACCTGCTCAGCTGCAGGCTTGCCCGCTTGCTGTGCTGCCTGCCTGGATTTGTGCAGGTTGACGGCAGCCCTGGCCGCCCGGCCCAGGCCTTCGACGACGGCATTGGCAGCCGGATCAAAGATCAGCAGGCCCTCGACGGCGTTCTTCCACCTGGCATCAGACGCGGTGTCGCCAGGCTTCGAGCGCACCATGTCGACCAGGGCCCCGTGCAAGGGAGTGCCGGCCTGTTGCTCCACCCACCGGAGGACGTGGTCGGACAATCGCTGCTCTTCAGGCTTGAAGCCGCCGTATGCCGCAATGGCGCTGGCCGGCGCTTCCTTGACGCTTTGCACTGCCACCTTGCCAGCGAAGCCACGAAGGCCAGGGGCTGCCGTCGCCCGGGCCGCCGCTGCTTGCAATGGCTGGACAACAGGCGCTGCAGCACGAACAGCCGCTGGTGCCCCAGGGACACGCATGGCTGCACCACGGGCGCCACGCACACCGCGGGATGCCAAAAACCAGGCGGCGCCGGTTTGAATCAAGTTGGCCAGAAACCCTTCGACAGGGTTCGCCACTTCCACCTTGGGCAGCGGTGGAAAGACGCCCAGGATTGGAGCGTCAGGGGCGCCGGGCTTGCGGGGCACGCCACCAGGGACCCGCAGCTTTGAGAACTCGTCGGCCGGCAGGTTGCCCAAAACCTCCTGGGTCAGGTCACGGAGAGCCTTCGTCCCCACCCTGGAAATTGCCTCAATCCCTCCCAGCGCAGTGTTTTGCTGGACCTGCTGCATTGCCGATGGCGTTTGCCGCCGTTGCTCTTCCCGCTGCTGCTCAGGAGTCTTGGGAAACTTCTGGGGGACCTGCGCATCAAAAACCTGTTGGCCGGTTTTTGGGTCGACGGTGACGTTAATGGGCATCGGTCAAGTCCCCTGCTGAATCAGCTGCCTGATCTGATCGTATCGGCGGCCGAAGATCCGTCTCCCCTCTTGAGCACTAATAAGTTGCTGTCTGGAATAGCCAAAGACTCCCTCGTATTGGCCGGGCGCTTTGGCGATGTCGACGATGGGCTTGTTGCCGGCGACCGCTGACCGGTTGATCAGGTTGGCCGCCACTTCCAGTTTTCCGCGAGTGGTGGGCCCAGCCTCGGTCAATGCAGTGAATGTCAAGGCATTGAGGTCCTGCTCCGACAGGCGTCGTGCTCTTTTCTCGGCCAACGGCACAACTGATGGATTGAAATCAAAAAACCAATTTTCTTTTGGATGGCTTTGGTAGTCACCCGGCCGCTTGTTCTTGATCAACCGAACGCCGCGGAATGAATTGGCTCCGCGCATGTCACGGATGACGCCGATCAAATTGGTCGAGCCCGAAGTTATTGGACCCAGGGAAGCAAGCTGCATGCCTTCCGCCGCCATGGCAGGTGGCGCAGCGACGTCCAGAGCAGTGCGGACAGTGCTGCTGATTGCATTGCTCAGCATGCCGTAGGTGTTTGCGGCAGGGCTGGCCGGCTGGGCCATGCTGATCTTCATCCCGTTCAGCTCCTGCATCCGCCCTTCGTAGCCCTTGGGGAACGGCACGTTTGGATAGACGTTCTTCCACTGATCCATGAAGAACTGCGCTGGCTTGTTCTGGTAGCCAGCCCGCTTGATCATCAGTCGTATGGGCTCGCTGAGCTGGCCCTTGTCCAAGAAGTCGTTCAAGTTTTGCAGGTACACATTGGCCGGAAACAGCACCCCGCTCTTGACCTGCTGTTGCAGCTGGTAGTTGGCGGCCCGGTTACCAGGGCCCACCCGGCCAAAAGCGCCCAGGCTGTCGGACCATTTCTGCGGCGACTCGTAAGTGGGCCGCAGGCTGATCCCAGCGGCAGGGGCGGCCTTGGTCTTGTTCAGCTCATCGCCTACAAAAGCGTCCAGCTCTTTGCGCAATTGAGGAACGGTCATGTTGTTGGCCATGCCGCTGCGCTGAATGGTCGCAATGTTGGAGTTGATTTCCGCCGATCGCTGGGCCAAACGACGACGCTCGCCCTCTGTCAGGCTCATGCCTCCTTCGGAGTTGGGTCGCTGCATGGCCTTCATCTCTTGCTCCATCAGAAGTTTCCTGGCCTCTTTGGCGGCATTGATGTAGGGCCGCATAATTTCCGATTGCAGCTGCCGGTAATCCCGAATCAGGCCCCTGCCAGTGTTGGGATCCATCAAGCCGCTGGCCACCAACCCCTCAATCTTGGGGATCTCAACGTTGGGGTCCTTGTCGTAGTCAAAGATGACGGTCCGTTCGACCAGCTTCTGCTGGTTGGCAGAAATCAGTTCGCCCGCCTTGGATTCCTTTTGAATCTCCTCGATGACCGCCTGTCGTCGAACTGGATCTTGGATCTGCATTGCCTCTTGCAATGCCTTGGTTTGAGCTGACAACTGCTCAGTCGGCGTCAGAGTCGGATCGCCAACCCGGTTGCGGGCAGCAATGCCGCGGCCAATCTCTTCGCCCGACTCCTTGGAGATGTAGTCCAGGTTGTCGCTGAACTTGCGATAGGCCCCAACCAACTCTTCTTGCAGCTTGAGCGCAGCGCTAATGCCGCCTTTGGCGCCCAGCTGGTCAATCAGCAACACGTCGCCGTTCGGGCCAACGCGCACCTGGCCAAAGATCTGCCGAGCTTCGTTGCTCAGGTAGGTCCAGCGTTGAAGATCCAACTTGCCGTCGACCACAGAGCCGGCCAGGACGGCTTCTGCCATCCAGCCAGTCATGTCGTCCAAATGCTTCTGGTAGCCCTCGACGCCCAGGTTGATTCGGGCACTGTTGAGCATCGTTGTCAGATTGGTCGTGGCCCCATCCCGATCGACCAACTGAGCGGTGAAGATGCTGGCCAGATTGCTCTTGGTGGCAACAGCTGCTTGCCGGCCCTTGTAGGCGCTGTGCGAGGTGGCGTGCTGCCGATCCATCTCGGCGTACTTGGCCTCAATCTGCGGGGCCATTTCCGCAAACAGGACCGGGTCGTTGGGGATGCGGAACAGATCCGTCTGCGCCCCTTTGAGCCTTGGATCGCCTGGTGGGATCTGGTCAATCGGTGTGCCGTCGATCTCCGCCTTCTGGGACCATCGAGCGACGGAACTGTTGATGTCGTCCTGCAGCAGGCCCTTGTTGTTGTACCGATTGGCATAGGCCAGCTGCAGTGGGCTCAAGGCCTGCACCTTGTTGTAAGCCTCGGCCGCGGCCGAATCGCCGTCCTGGGCCCTGCGGTACAGCTGATCACGCAGCACAACCAGCTGCTGGCCCGGGTACTGCATCTTCAAGTCAGACGCAAACTGCCGGCCGATCAGCTCTGCCTGCTTGTCCTGAAACTTCAGGCGCTCGACGTACTGATCGCCAAAGGTTTGCAACACCGGGCTGAAGCTGCCCAGCGCCCGGGCCAGGGCAGCCATGTCCTGGCTGGGCCCGGGAAGCGGCTGGGGTTCAAAGACCCTGGGCGGGCCGCCAACGGTGGGCGCACCGGTCTGCTGAAACACGTCGACCGGGGCCGCCTGTGGCTGCAGCCCTGGCTGGTTGATGGTGGCCTGGGCAAGCATGCCGGGCGTGGCCATCTGCTCGACAGCGCCAAGAAGGCGGGCCGATGTGGCCCGGCCTGTTTCGCCAAAGGTTTGGCCGGTGGAAAGACGTGCCATGGGTTACGACTTCTTGGGGGCTGGTTACTTGGGCGGCTGCGCAGCTTTGATCTTTTGGATCTGGCCGTGGGTGCTGATGCCTGTTTGAACTCCTCCAATGACGGAAGAGACAGCCCCCAGGATGTACGGCGTCGCGCTTGGTGCCGACTGGTAGATCGGTTCCAGCGGATCCAGCACCGGCTGCTCCAGATACGGCTGCTGGCTGGCGATCCTGCTGCCTCTCCTGGCTGCAGCGCCCATCTTCTCCATCTGGGTTTGCGTTGAAGCAAAGGCCAGGTTGCGCTCGGTGGCGTAATCAAACACTGCCTGCTGCCTGTAGTAGTCAGCAATCAGATTGTCGACCGTCGGGCCCAGGCGACCAGTGGCCAGGATTTCACCTTGTGCTTGCCGACTGGCCAACCCTGCCTGCCGTGTCTTTTGGGCTGCGGCTTCCCGCTCTTGCGCCAGCCGCAGGTTCAACTGAGAGATGTCGTTCTCAAAAGCCTGGTCAGCAAGGAACCGGTTCTGCTGCATGATCGCCGCCTGCTGCTGCGACTTCAGTTGCTCAAACGCCCGGGCCGAATTGGCCTGCATTTGCTGGAACCGGAAGTTTTGCTCTGCCTGGGCATTGGCAGCCGCAACGTTGTCCTGGGCCTGCTGATAGCCGGCCATGCCTTGGGCAATGCCAAGGCCGGCAGACAGAACGCCAAGCGTGATGGATACGGCTTCACACATGGCTCATCCTCACAAACTCCAGGAACGGCTGGCCTTCATTGCCATAGTTTGGATGCTCAGCGATGAAGGTAAAGCCCATCCACCGAAGCCATTTCAGGTGGACCGTGTTCCGGGCGTCCGCGTAGTTGAACAGCACCTCGTACCACTTCAGCATTTCCTCCACGCATGGCTTGGCCTGCCGCAGAAACTGGATGCTGTTTTGCTTGTCCTGCACCAGCTCGTCTGTCGCCAGCATCCAGATTCGCCCGACACCCTGGCCCTGGTCCACAACACCCCACATGCCAACTGGGTCGCCACCTCGACCGACCATGGTCATGCACGGCGCACCTTTGAAGTAGCAGAACAGCAGAGCCTGATCGGGTGATTGCCCACAGCCGGCCATGACCTCCGCCTTGTCCTCCTCCCGCATGGCCTTGGCCACTGGGACGATGTCCTGGACGCGGGTCGGTCGGGTGTAGCCCGTCACATGCGGCCAGCTCTGGAGTGATACCACCCTTCCCATTCCGCGGACTGCAACCTGCAGGGTAGAGCGCTGCTGCTTGCGATCTGAATCTTGGCGTCAATGTTTTGCGTCATCACCGGCACGCGGAACCTGTTGGTGGAGATACCAGGCGAACCAATCAAGTCGCCGTCTCCAGGCTGGATGCCGTTGTACGGATAGGAGTAGGTCGACCGGCCCCTGGGTGTGATTTTGATTTCAAAGTGCGAGGTCTCATCAAAGATCATCGTCCAGGTGCGTAGCTGCAGTTTGGGCCCGGCCACCACGGCAATGCCGCCACCAGGCGGCTGCTCCTTCAGGTACTGGGTGCTGAACTCGTAAAGCATGTCGTACAGCTCGCCCACATAAAACTTGGCGTTGGTCAGGTTCCCGCGAACGACCAGCGTGCCGTTGCCACCCGCCCCGCCTGCCAAGGTCAGGCTGATGGGCACCAACATCTGTCCGTGCTGGATGGTGTTGCCGGCAAAGTACCGGCCAACAACCACCATCGTGCTGCTGGCGGTAATCGGGTACGGCAGGGTGATCGTGCTCTGGACGTCTAGGCCGCTTGGGTTGGTCAACGCCACTGAGCAGCTGGCCTCTGTCGTTTTGCGGTCCAGCATGATTTCGATGCTGGTGCCCGTGTCGACGTTCTCAGGGCGCATAATCACCTTTTCCAGGTAGACGCCGTCGCTGTATTGGACGACCAGGTACAGGTCGCTGTCGACCAAGTCGGCCCCAATGATCGACTTGTCGCCTTTGACCTCCCAGTAAGACCAGGCGGACTGGAGCTTGGTGTCGCCCTGAAAGTAGAACTTGTAAAGGTAGACCCGTTTGGGCTGGTCCTTGCTGATGGCCAGGACCGTCTCCTCGGATGTGGTGGCAATCAAGCTGCACAGGTTTTGCGGGACAAACCGCGGCACCGAGGCCGTCACTTCCTCGGAAGAAGGGACAGGGCCGCTGGCGTCAGGCAGGAAGAACTCCCGCAGGCCGGTGAACTCGCCCTTGGGCACCGAGAAGTAAATCGTCCGGCCAACCCCGACAGGGTCGACGTCGTCTGTCATCTCGAAGGTGGTGATCGGCGTGATGGTGGCCGACTTAGGGGTCAGGGCCAGGCCCGAGCTGGTGCCGCTGTCCAGGCGGAATTGGCCGTGGCGACTGAACAGCAGCAGCACATTGGCAAAGGCCAGGCTGCTGATTAGGAAGTTGATCTCCCGGCCGCCGGTCGTCAGGTCAATGGGATCGCTGTCGACAATCGTCTGGACGCTTTCAGGCCAGAAGCGGTCGTAGCTGTCAGCAGCGGACAAGATGACGTTCTCGTCTGCCAGTAGGGCCAGGCGGTTGCGGAACAGGTTGACGTTCTGGATCTTGCTGCCAACAAAGGTGGGCTCAGGCGCCGTGGTGGCATCGCCGGCAATGCGGGCAGACCAGTCGAACTTCTTGAAGGTAAAAGTGCCGTTGTTTTCGCGGACCAGCACATGGGGCATGGTCGCGGCATCGAACTTGTAGACGATGCCCGGGGCCACGGTCTCCCTCCAGACGCCAGGGCCAAAGCCACTACCGGCCGCGGCCTCGAACTTGACGTAGTAGTCGTCAGCGCCGGTGGTCCTGCTGCCCTGGATCTTGACCGTAAAGCCGTGCTCGGCAATGGTCGGCAGGCTCGTGATGTCGTTGACCGAGCCCTTGATGGCAACGGTGTTTTCTGAGGTCTTGGTGTCGCTGCTGGACAGGGTGTAAGCGCCGCCGTCAGCCTTTTGGATGCGGACGATGTAGTCCGTGGCAACGATGATGTAATTGGCCGTCCTGAAGGTGACGGCGTCGTTGTTCTGGACGGCAGCCGAAGCGGCCGGGGCGAAGGTCACTTGCGTCGGGGTGACCGCCGTGACACGGGCCCCCTTGGGAATGTGATTGGCGGCATCTGTCAGATACTGACCAACCACCACGCCGGTGGTGCTCGCGAAGTTAGCGGTGGTCGTCGTGCCCGATGAGTTGGTCGTCTTGGTGGTGGCCACCGGGTTCAGGCCGTTGGTGGTGGCCAGGAGCCCCGCCAGCTGGCTCGCAATGGTGACGGTGTCTGGAGTGCCGCTGCCGATTGCAGGGGTCGTGTAGCTGACCTCGGTGCCGTTCAGGTTGACCCTGTAGGTGGTGGAGTAATCGGCCGCCTTGATGAACACCATGGACTTGGTGCCCCAGTTGGGAGACAGGTCGGCCGCCATGGCCACCGTCTTCTCTCGGTTCACGATGAAGGTGTAGTCCGCCACCGAGGCAACGCGGAACACGTTGCTGGGTTCACCCGCAATGTCCAAGTAGCTGGTGCCATCGGGCGTGGCGACAGTCTTGACCGACCCATCCAGGCCGAACACTTTGATGGCGTTGTCCTGGATGATC